TGATCAACCAGAGAGGCGTGAGTTTATGGAGAACCAGTTTAAGTACTGGGAGATAGAGAACTACACCAGAGTATCTGCCTACGATGGCAGAGAAGATGATCTGAGTGATATTATCAAGGGTAGATATCCTGAGCTGATGTCATCCGGTGAGATTGGTTGTACTACATCACACCTCAAAGCTATCAAACAGTTTTATGATAGTGGGGAACCATATGCAATCATGATGGAAGATGATTGTAGTTTAGATCTAATCAAGTATTGGAACTTTACTTGGAGAGACTTCTACTGTAAGCTTCCTTATGACTGGGATGTGTGTCAGATTGCAATCATCTGTACAGGAGATGTACATATCAAGATCCATAAGAGATTTGTAAATGAGTTCTCTACTGCTTGTTATCTAATCACAAGACATCATGCAGAGAAGATGATTCGTCTTCATTGTCGTGGTGAGAAATACAAACTGGACAATGGTGTAAGACCACGACCAGTTGCAGATGACCTTCTGTATAACTCAGGTAATACTTACGCTCTCCCTCTCCTTCTATATCACATCCCATTGGGGTCTAGTATCCACCCAGAACACGTTGATGCCTTCCATAAGGGTAACTTTGATGCTCAGTTTAACTTCTGGTCACAGAAGGGAGCACAGATGAGTATCGATGAACTGATGGATTATGATCCATATCTTGGTAGAGTGTCAGAGTCTTCACACCAACCGAACCAAGCTTGACGGTTTAGTAATTTATTACTATAATAAATAAACTTGTGAGACGGTAATTCCTCACAAGATTTTTTTCAACAGTGCCCTACCCTCGCAAACTTAGGTTAGGGGCATGTAGTTCAAACAAACAGAGACGAGTCGAGTCTCTTTCCATCCGTAGGTTAAACTCTACGAGACAAAAAGGTAAAACAAATGTTTAAATCTGTATTCGCAGCAACCGCTGCTCTGTTCACTTCTGCTGGCGCTGCCCTTGCAGGTCCATACGTTAACGTCGAAACCAATGCTGGTTGGGTTGGCGATGATTACACCGCGGCAACGACAGACCTCCACGTAGGTTTTGAAGGAGAAGCCGGTGCTGCTTCCTACTACATCCAGGCTGGTCCTGCAATCGTCGCTGTTGACGGCGAAGAGACTGACACCCAGTTCTCTGGTAAGGCAGGTATTGGCGTCCCCGTTTCCGACGCACTTGGCGTCTATGGTGAGATGTCCTTCCTGACCGCTGAAGACGAAGATGACTTCGGTGTTGGCGGCAAGTTGGGTGTTAAGTACAACTTCTGATTGTTCATATAGACAAATAAATATCTAGATGTTATACTGGGGGTGCGACGGCATCCCCTTTTTTTATGAAAAAATACTTTATAAAGATCGTCACTCATCCTGCTACACACTTTAATTTGATTTCTATTGGAGTATTGATTACGATTGGAATGCTTCATAACCATGCTCACTATTCTATGGAAGTAGATGCTGATTCGTATGTCATACAGTGGTGCGGTAAGCATCCAAAGAAATGCACGTATAATAGAGATTGGTAGTAGAAACCCTACCGTTACAAATGTTGACAAATGTTAAGAAAACATATATAATATAACATAACTTAACATAAAAAGATTTATGACTGTAACTACGAATGAAAGAGGCCAACAAAATTTGTTTGCCAAGGAACCTACAATGTATGTTTCTAAAAGTGATGCTGAAAGATACGGTTATGAATCCTATGCAGAAAAGGCAGAGAAACTCAATGGTCGTGCCGCGATGGTTGGTTTCTTCTTTGCTATTTTCTCATACTCATTGACCGGTAACATTTTCTTCGGTCTTATCTGATGACATTACTGGCATTATCTGGTATACTATTTGCGTCCTTTGTGGGCGCATCACTAATCACACAAACAGGAGAGGAATCATGAACGAAAACGCAGAACGCATCAACGGTTGGGCAGCAATGCTCGGAATCATGGCAGCCATCGGCGCCTATGCTACAACTGGTCAAATCATTCCAGGCTTATGGTAATCGAACAAACAATATTATTTTGTTTGGTTCCTCTAATCTTCATGTTATTGTTGGTAGAAGAGGAAGATGATGATAACGATATGGACGGGGGCATGATGGTTCCCGCATACCAAGGATCCCAATAAGGGGTCCTTTTTTTCTAAATACTGGTGCCACACCAGAACCAATAATGGAAAATAATCCAGAAGAAATTAAGAAGGAAGATCCAAAAAAGAAAGGTATCCTCGGTAAACTAAAAGAGGCAGCAGATGACAAAGAAGAACAGCTTGCTATTCTGTCTACTTTTGTTAGGCTCGGCATCCTTGTTTGGAGTGGCGGAATACTCACGTTGGCTTACATACAACTCCCCCCAGCTCTTGGTATTCCCGAACAAAAACTAGATCCAACTTTTATTGCATCTGTATTTACTGGAGTGCTTGCAACCTTTGGTGTTCAGGCAGCTAAGAAGAATGGAGATGGAACCTACAAAGCACAAGCTGCAGTGGCTGCTGGTGGTATCACCAAAGCTGACTTGAAAGAACTCATTGATGCTGCCAAAGAGACAGCACCAGCACAGGTGATTAGAGTAGAACAAGCCCCACTAGTTATTTCTGCAATTGATCCTAAAAAAGACTTGAAATCCTAACAAATAGTTGTCTTAAACACACTCCATATCTAATATAGATTATAGAGTTTTAAGAGAAAAATGATCTCTTCACTAATGAACAATGGCCTCTTCTTAGGAGGTCTTTGTTATGCCTTAATAGTTGTGCCAGTAATAGGAATGCAACTAATCCATGAACATGGATGGCAACACTGGCAACCCTTTGATAAGGGGCACAAGTGAATCTAATACTAAGAACACATGAGAACTTCAACGATCCAGTATGGAGTGTGATATGGTGTATTATTATACTTCTGTTAGGAATTGGTTACTACATCTTATACATAATGAGAACTGCATTTTACGAGTTAGAACATGGGAGCCATGACACCACCCAGCAGAAAAAGCTGCTACAACTTTCGAGTCACGGAGATCAACCGTGTTCTTGATGGCGATACTATCGATGTCACCATTGATCTGGGGTTTGATCTATACAAGAAAGAAAGAGTTAGAGTTGCAGGAGTTGATACGCCAGAAAAGAGAACGAAGAACTTAGAGGAGAAGGCTCTTGGAATCGAAGCAACCAACTGGCTCAAAGAGAAACTGGAGAGTACTATCGCTGGTGATGATGAGTTGTCTGTTAGGACTGAACTTGTTGGTGGCGTCGGTAAATATGGGCGTCTTCTTGGTTGGCTTTACATTGGGGACGACAGTGTGTCCCTCAACGAACAAATGATTGAGGAAGGTTATGCTCATGCATACGACGGAGGAACAAAAGACATGGATCTCGAAGCACTCAGAGAGATCAGAAGGGCGCACGGCACGTTGGTGTAGAAGTGTTGTCTGTGGATCTACACCTTTTATCCCAGACTCCGAATTTGGAGGGGAAAACTGCGAACTAACTTGTAGTATTGCTAAAGATTAATTCTAAACTATATACTTTTAATTAGGAAAAGTAAAAATGCAAAAAGTAATTAATGTTTTAGCAGTCCTGTCGTTTGTGGGAACTGCGGGTATCATTGGAGGTGGTACTGCAGTCTATCTCAATAAGGATTCTATTATTGAGAATGCAAAGAACCAAATTGCAGCAGCTGCAGGAGAAGCAATTGCTGGACAACTTCCTGGAATGATGGATGCTGGTATGCCAGAACTTCCTAGTGCTACTGGTGGAGCTGTTCCTATGGGTGGAAGTGCACTTCCTTTCTGATGGATATCCCTGAAATCGTTATCCCTAATACGAGTGTTAATATTAGTGACATTCGTAATTTGAATATCGATGTAATGCCTGATTGGATGAGAGAACCTCCTCAGGCATTACCAATTTACCCACCCGTGTCTACACAGGTGGGTGTTCCTATTGTTAATATACCTGGATGTGTTGAGTCACATAGGGATAGTAGTGAGAATCAAACACTCAGTGAAGAGGATAGGGATGGTGTCCAGGTATTTTGTGATGCAGGAACACCTAGTTATAGTCCATTAGATTATGATCCACGTAGGTTAGAGATAACAACAACATCTCCGCCACCTCCACCATATAAACCACCTGATACAAAACCACCAACAGCTCCTGATTCACAGTCACCTCCACCACCTCCACCACCAAAATCGGAGTGTCCGAGTAGAGCACAAGAATTAAAAAACCCTGTAGGAAAGATCCTAGAGGGTAATAAAAAGATTACTGGGTATGAGACAGTAGGAAAAGAATGTCTCCCCGTATTTGAAAATTTAAATATACCTGATCAGATTGTCCAGAATATACCATCAGCAGGTATGATAACTGTCACTGCATCTATCGCTGTGGTGGCAACGACCTCGGCACTGCTTGCAAAACCTCTTGCTGACCTTTTGTTAAAAGTGGTGAAACCTGTGACGAAGAAGGTTGTGAAGAAGATTGCTGCCTTACGGGGTAAGAAACCCCCGGTACTGTCTGCGACTGAGAGGAAGGCGGAGCAACGGGATAGGAACCGGGCGATAAAGATCCTACGTTCGGCACTGAAGCCGAAGGGATAGAGTGACGATGTTGCTTAACAGTATTAACATTATTAACTACCACGTCCGCACATATTTTTCTATAAGGGCTGCGTGGATGAAAAGAAATTCCTTGCTGCATTAACTGACCACAATTCTTAAGTCTAGCCAATTCAAAGTCTAATCTTTTATTAGCAAGCATCTGTCCTTGTAAAGCAATCTGAGTATCTGCTGCTTGCTTACAACGTTCTTGTAGTCCACCATCAAGTGGGAAAGAGATTGTTGCAGATAATCCAAGACTGGTACTATAGTTTCTAGTGTCACCAGTTCTTACTGGTTTCTCCCAGAGTTCTGCTCCTGGATTATCGGGCACACCATCTCCCATCATTTCCATAACTGTGATGGGCATGTCTGCACCATCTTCATAGGCACGAACAGTTTCACCTTCTGAGTTTGTATATGTCCTATCATCATAATGTTCAGACCAAGGCCAGTTCTTCACATTCTTCTGAACTTCTACTAACTGACCTTCAAAATCTCTTCCATCATATTGAGGTTCCATATAGTGTGTTTCAAATGGATCCTTCTCATTACGAGCATGAGTGATGAATGGTGTGATATTAGCAGTTGGTCCTTGACAAGCAATGCCACCACCATATTGGTTAGTAATATATGGTCCTTGTAAAACCTGAATTGCCTGGTTGGTAACCGAGCCTGATGAGTTTGCGATTGGGTTAGCAGTCGCAGAAACACCTCCCACATCAGCAGCACTGACAGGGGAGGCGATAAGAAGTGATATTACTGGGTAAA